TCCCGGCTACCGTTCTGGCGGCAAATACGGAAGAAGGGTATTACGGTTCGGCAAAATATCTGCAGATTGAACAGCGGGCCAAAGAGATGGATACCAGTTCCCGTCCGGGTGTCGGGCAGTTTGTGGGCGGTAAACAGAAAGAGCATTTAGGCGGCGCGGCGATTGCTGCGGGCTATCAGTTTGGCAACGGCTGGCGTACGGAAGGTGAATACACCTTTAAGCAGAAAACGGAATACACCAACGGTTCCAGCGCGTTCCCAAACGGTTTTGATCATCTTCAGACCGAAACTGAACGTCTGATGTTGAACGTCTATCGTGATTATGAGCTGGGCTACGGCGTCTCTGTTTACGGTACCGCAGGGCTTGGTGTAAGCAGGATTAAAGCAGGCGGCTGGCAGGGCAATCCTGGCCGTGAATACGGCTCGACGACGCAAAACAACCTGACCTACGCGTTAGGTGCAGGCGTAAGCTACACGCCGGTTGAGCGTTTGTATGTCGATCTGGGCTATCGCTATATCGATATGGGTAAGATCGAAAGCGGATATAACAACTATGCGAACATGCGTGGCTTAAAAGATGAGCAGATGAAGGCGCATATCGTCTCTAATGAATTTACCCTTGGCATGCGTTATGTCTTTTAACCTGTTGTAAGCGTCACTGCCTTAAAAACAGGGCCAACGCCGCGGGAGTGCGGGGTTGGCTTTTTTATTTCGTGCGTGTGGCATGTTGCTTGCCCGCATGCCATCAGTTTACCTCGCTATAGACACCCACCACGCGACCCACCGTTTTTATCTCACCAATAACGCATTCAAATGGAATCTTTCCACCCGCAACGTGAAGTTTTTTCCCTGGCAGTAACGTCAAATCGCGGATGCTGGTGGTGCCTTCAATCTCAACCAGCCACAGCCCATCGGTTAACGACGCGTCTTTTTCAACAAAGTGAAGTTTTCCCTCCGCCCGGACGGCGATGCCACGGGTGAGCTGCTTGCTGAAGAAATGGGAGTCTATGCTCAAAGTAGTATTTTCTTCCAGTCTACCATCACTAAGAGTGAATAGTGCAACAGTTAAGGGATCCCCTTGGGTTGGCTGACCTTCAAACTGCGCACCTTGCCCGGTCATCAGCCAGCGAAGGCTGGCACCGGTGTCCAGCGCGCACTGAACCGCAAAGTCGTAAGAGATGGTACCGCGCGCGTAGCGGTTCTGAAGCGAGCTGGCGGCGATATTAAAGTGCCGGGCCAGCTGGATTTTCTGCGTGAAACCATATACCTGACAGATTCTATCGAGTAACTCTTCATTATTCACTTGAGAATCTAAAATCAAAATATGTTCCTTTGAGTGTTTACTAATACTCATTTGGGTATTAATATCATTACAAATTCGGGCAATCAGCGGCAGACGTTGGCAAACAGAGGCTAATGATTGCAGACATTATCAAAATGGGAATCATGCAGCATGGCTTCTGAAATCGCAATCCTCAAACGGCGGAAAAAACCGTGCTGTGCCCGTTTTCACCGCATTAGCGTGCGTGAATTTACGCGAGGGGAGATATGGCGATAGAAGCTGCCCGTGCAAGGGTTCCACTTAGCGTGGGGGCTCGTCTTAGCGGGCTTAACCACGTCGCTGAACTGCGCGCCCGATACGGGAGCGATAGCGGAAAAGAGCTGGCGCGGTTTATGGCTGAGCTGCGCGATAAACGCGATCCCTGTTTTGAGGAGAACAGCAGGGCGCTGGCCGCCATCTTTTTCCTGGCGAGATTGCCCGTTGCCCGCCACGAGTGCGATATCAGCGAGCTGACGACCGAGGAGAAAAGGGCGCTGATTACCGCCATGAATCATTTTCGTGCTGTTGTGAGTTTATTTCCTGAACGGCTGACCATGCCGATGTAACCCAACCAAAAAACCAATGGCGTAAACCCGCCGGGCATTCTATTGCCTGAATTTAAGGAGAACGCGTGATGCGAAACAGTGAAAACCGCCCTTATCCGATCGGAAGTGAAGAACTGAAACGCCTGCTGATGGAGGCAAAAACGGAGGAACGATGCGCGCGAGCCCGCGCGGTCTCCCTGCGCCTGGAGGCACTGGCAAGCCAAATTTTTAAAACCGGCATGAGCGGAGAAGACGTTGCCGAACTGCTGTGCCACGAGGCGGCCCGCTACGAGCGTGAATCCCAGGAGCTGCACTGATGGCTGATTTTATCGATCTTGCGCAGGCGCGCGAACAGGAAGACAGAGAGCGGCACATTAATCACGCCCGCAGACGGCCTGCATCGCCTTCGCGTTTCCTCTGCGAGGAATGCGAGGCCCCGATACCGGAGGCACGCCGTATGGCGGTGCCCGGCGTGGCCCTGTGCGTCACCTGCCAGGAGATCGCGGAGATGAAAAATAAACACGTCCGGGGAGGATGAGTTGGCTACGTCATTTGCTTATCCGTGGAACGCTCCGCGGTCGGCCATTGCCAGCCCCTACCTTACCCATGCCCAGCTGCAGCGTCGCGATCGCCTTTTCGCGGCGCTACAGCAGGCAAGAATTGCCCTCTCACAGCAGCCTGACTGCGTGCGCTTTGACGTCTGGCGCACGGTCGACGCCTTCGAACAGCGTCATGGCAGCCCGCATGCCAATGCCTTTTTGATCCGCTTCTGCAACAGGATGCTGCCCCGTCTGCGGCGGGTCTCTGAACGCTATGCCTGCGCGGGCCTGCACGACGCGGTCTCCCGGGCCGTGTTTGACGGCCATTTTGACACCCGGCTTCTGCAATACCTTGCCTCGCGCATGGTCGAGCTGGTTGCCCGCTATAACCGACTCCCGGATATGTCCCGCGCGGATATCGACCTGCTGGCCGCCGATATCGCCAGCTTTATTCGCGGCGAGCTGGCGAATATTAACGATGCTGACATGGGCGAATACCAGACGCTGTACGTCTGGTATCAGCGAGCCGGACTGATCGCCAGGCAGTTCAACGTGTCGCCTCCGCACTGGGAGCGGGTGTCGAAGACATTTTTCAACAAAGATGATGTTGCCGCGGCGGTGATCCGCATGTTTTCCGAGGCGTGGTGGCGCGGGCGTTTGCGTCGGGTCGCGGCTGCCTGGCGCGAGCATGTGCAGATTGCCCTCGGCAACGTCAGTAAAAAGAGAACGGCGTATGCGAGCAAGCGCTGCGTGACCGAGTGGCGCGAGCAGAAGCGCCGCACCCGCGAATTTCTCAAGGGCATGGAGCTGGAAGATGAAGAGGGTAACCGCATCAGCCTGATTGAAAAATACGATACCTCGGTGGCCAACCCGGCGATACGTCGCTGCGAACTGATGACCCGCATTCGCGGGTTTGAGAATATCTGCCAGGCGCTGGGCTATGTGGGTGAGTTCTATACCTTAACCGCGCCCGCGCAGTATCACGCGACCGTGAAATCGGGCTACCCCAACGCGAAGTGGAACGGGGCCAGCCCGGCGGAGACGCAAAGCTACTTCACCCGGCTGTGGGCGCGCATTCGCGCAAAGCTGCACCGGGAGGGGCGGCGTATTTTTGGTATCCGCGTCGCGGAACCCCATCACGACGGCACGCCCCACTGGCACATGCTGATGTTTATGCTGCCGGAAGATGTCGAATGCGTTCGCCGGATTATAGGGGACTACGCGCGGCAGGAGGATGCCGTTGAGCTGCAGAGCGAAAGCGCCAGACAGGCGCGCTTTCACGCGGAGGCGATCGATCCGCAGAAAGGCAGCGCTACCGGCTATATCGCCAAATACATCTCAAAGAATATCGACGGCTATGCGCTTGATGGCGAGACCGATAACGAAAGCGGCGGGCTGCTGAAGGAGACGGCGTCCGCCGTGTCGGCCTGGGCGGGGCGCTGGCACATTCGCCAGTTTCAGTTTATCGGCGGGGCGCCGGTAACGGTCTACCGCGAGCTGCGACGTCTGGCGGATACCGAGGCCGCGCGCGGTCTGAGCGTCGAGTTTGCCGCCGTCCATGACGCTGCCGACGCCGGTGACTGGGCGGGTTACGTCACCGCGCAGGGCGGGCCGTTTGTTCGTCGCGATGGTTTACAGGTGCGCACGCTGTATGCGCCGCGCTCGGGGTTTAACCAGTATGGCGAGGAAACTGTCCGCATTCGCGGCGTGTACGATTCCGCCGTTGGTGCGGGCAGCCCGATTATAACCCGACTCACGCAGTGGAAAATTGTGCCGAAGCGGGCCGTGGACCTGAAGGATGCGCCTTTGCCTCCTCGGAGTTCTGTCAATAACTGTACGCTGAGCGATCTCTCTCAACCTCTTAACCGGCGTGCGAGACGGGCATTAACCGAGCGCATCAAACGCATCCGGCCCGGTGCAGCGGCGCCTTTTGTCTACGAGCGGGATCCGCAGAACGGGGTCCCGGAGAGGGTGATTGACGAGATCCGGCTTGCCACCGGAATAGCCATCAGCCGGGGAGAGGCCCTGCATCTTATGGCGGGGGGCGTCAGCCGCTTTAACGATAAATGGTGCCGGGGCGCAGCTGACGGATCGCTCTTTCCGGCGGCGCGTTCTTATCAGGAAAAGGCGCGGAAAATCCTTGAACGTATTGGGCATTTAACGAATCTGTTAACCCAGCGCGCACGCTAATCTTCATCGATATCATGCACATACCGTGAAGGGTTCTGATTTTTCGCTTCACTCTTTTTATGAATACGTGCTACTGTATGTTTATACAGTATCTCGTGGTGGAGGGTGTGTGAACAGAGAGTTGAACGAGCAGGTCATGATTGAACGAGTCGAGATGATTGCGCGACTGACGACAGAAGGAACGTGTCAGGAAAGAGATCGTGAAATTGCCCTGAATTTGATCGCTGAGATTGCGCGGGGAAATTTAATCAAGAACAACGC